TCACTGATGAAGAGATGAAGACTATACAAAAGTATCCAGGAAACGCAGAGTATTTAAGAAACTGGAATGGAAGATCAGATGATCTAACAGTACAAGTATTATACTTTGAATATAAAACATATTCAGACCAAGTATTTAAAATAAAGAAAAATGCTTTTGGTCTTGAAAAAGCTTTAGAAAAACCTGATACTTTTAATCCTGATGCTAATGATAATTTTGAAAGAGTTTCTAGAACTATAGAAACACTTTACAGTGGTGCTAAAATACTAGGACACCCTATGATGTTGCAATGGAAACTATCTGAAAACATGACTAGACCTACTGCTGATACTAATAGAGTATATTTAAATTATGCTATATGTGCGCCTAGAATGTACAAAGGAAGAATAGAATCACTAGTTTCAAGAAGTACTGGTTTTGCAGACATGATACAATTAACTCATCTTAAGATACAACAAGTGTTATCTAGAGTAGTTCCTGACGGTGTTTTTCTAGATGTAGATGGTTTAGCTGAAGTAGATTTAGGTAACGGCACTAATTATAATCCTAGGGAAGCTTTAAATATGTACTTTCAAACTGGTAGTGTTGTAGGTAGATCTTCAACAATCGAAGGAGATGCTAATAGAGGTAAAGTTCCTATACAAGAACTTCAATCAGGATCAGGTGGTGCAAAAATACAAAGTCTTATACAAACTTATCAATACTATTTGCAAATGATAAGAGACGTAACAGGGCTTAACGAAGCTAGAGATGGATCTCTTCCTGACAAGCAGTCACTAGTAGGCTTGCAAAAATTAGCTGCAGCTAACTCCAATGTAGCTACAAGACATATATTACAAGGACAGCTTTTTCTAACTTTAAGAGCTTGTGAAAATATATCATTAAGAGTAGCTGATTCTTTAAAATTTCCACTAACACGAGCTTCTTTAGAAAATAGTATATCTCAATATAACGTAGGTACACTTGATGAATTAACAGAATTAAATATACATGACTTTGGTATATTTTTAAATTTAGAACCAGATGAAGAAGAAAAAGCTAAATTAGAAGAAAATATACAGGTAGCTTTAAAGTCTGGACAAATAGATTTAGAAGATGCTATAGATATTAGAGAAGTTAGAAATATTCAGCTAGCTAATAAATTTTTAAAATACAGAAGAAAGAAAAAAGCTGAAGCCGCTCAAAAAGCTCAACAAGCTAATATTCAAGCTCAAGCTCAAGCTAACCAACAAACAGCTGAAAAAGCAGCACTAGCTGAAATGCAGAAGCAGCAAGCTCTTGCAGAAACTCAAGTTCAAATAGAACAAGCTAAATCTCAGTTTGAAATACAAAGAATGCAAACCGAGTCTCAGCTTAAAAAAGAATTATTGGAATTTCAATTTGGTCACAACGTTCAATTAGAAAAGTTGAAAATTAGTAGAGACAAAGAAAGAGAGTCCTTTATAGAAGATCGTAAAGATGAAAGAACTAGAATATCAGGTACTCAGCAAAGTAAAATGATTAGTCAGCGTAAAAATGATATGTCGCCTACTAATTTTACAGAAACTGAAAATCCAGAAGGTCTAGATTTAAGTGCATTTAATATGTCTTAAAACTATTAATTATTATATTATATTATGTCAGAAACAATTCAAGATAAAGAGAAGGCGCCTCTTAAAATTAAAAAGCCTAAAAAGTTAACTAAAAAAGTAGAACAAACTACTAAGGTTGACTTAAATAAAAAACCAGAACCGGAAACTAAAAAAGTAGAATTAAAAGAAAATGCCGTTCAAGAACAAAAAGCAGATGATAGCAATGCTGTTATCGAAGAAAAAGGAAACAAAGAAAGTGGCGAAAGAGTGGTTGAAGAAATACGGGCCACCGAAAAAGTAGCTGAATCTCCTATAAAAGAAGTAGAGCGTGTAGAACCTGTAGAGCAACCGGTTGTTGAAGAACCAATAGCTACAGTTCCTGTTATGCCTGAAAATATACAAAAGCTTGTTGATTTCATGAAAGAAACAGGTGGAACTATAGAAGATTATACAAGACTAAATAGAGATTATAGTCAATTAGACGAAACGGCACTACTAAGAGAATATTATAAAAATACTAAACCACATCTTGATCATGATGAAATATCTTTTATCATGGAAGATAACTTTAAATATGATGAAGAAGTGGATGAAGAGCGAGCTATTAAAAAGAAACAGCTAGCTTATAAAGAAGAAATTGCTAAAGCCAAGGGTTTTTTAGAGGATACTAAAAACAAATATTACGACGAAATCAAGTTGAGGCCGACCGTAAGTAATGAATCCAAAAAAGCGCTAGACTTTTTCAATAGATACAACAAAGAACAAGAGAAAGTAAAACAAATTCGCGATAAGTTTGAAAATAATACTAAAGAGTTACTAAACGAAAATTTTGAAGGTTTCGATTTTAACGTTGGTGATAAAACTTTTAGGTATAATGTTTCAAACCCAGGTGATGTTGTTGAAAAGCAATCAAGCTTAAGTACATTTGTTAAGAAGTTCTTAAACAAAGAAGGTGAGATTAGTGATACTGTCGGCTACCATAAAGCTGTTTACGCAGCTAGAAATGCTGATACAATAGCACAACATTTTTATGAGCAAGGCAAAGCCGACGCTGTTAAAGATGTAATGGCTAAATCTAACAATATAAATGCAGAACCTAGGCCTAGTGCTAATGGTGATGTTTTTATAGGTGGTTTAAAAGTAAAAGCAGTTAATGGTGTTGATAGTTCTAAGTTGAAATTTAAAAAAAGAAAAAAGAACAATTAATAAAAACTAAAAAATAAAAACATGAGTTTTTCAAATTCAGGGTCTTTCCCTGCAAGTTTAGTTCCTGCCCAAAATAGAATGGCTTTAAATACCAACTATTTATCATTTGATGATGCTGCTGGTGGTGGAACTTTCGCACAACAATATCTACCTGAGCTTTACGAAGCTGAGATAGAGAGATACGGAAACCGAACAATTGGTGGTTTCTTGAGAATGGTAGGCGCTGAAATGCCTATGACATCTGATCAAGTAATTTGGTCTGAACAAAATAGATTACACATCGCTTACAAAAAAGTAAATGTGCAACTAAATGCTGTAGCTAATCAAAGTGATATTCAAGTAACATTAGATTTATCTGCTACTGGAGCTGATGCGCCTTCTGGAGCTGTTAGAATTGGTCAAACAGTTTTAATATCAGATAACGCAACTGGTCTTATAGTACAAAAAGGTTTAGTACAAGCTGTTACAGGAACTACTAGTGAAGTATTACAAGTTAAGCTTTATGGAACTGCTACTAATGCTTTGCCTGTTGGAGCTGGATTATGTAATCTATACGTATACGGTTCTGAGTTTGGTAAAGGATCTATTGGAATGGCTGGATCTATTGAACCAGGTTTCACTCAGTACCACAACAAGCCAATGATATTGAAAGATAACTTTCAAATTAATGGATCTGATACTGCTCAAATTGGTTGGGTAGAAGTTGCTACTGAAGATGGACAATCTGGGTATCTATGGTACTTAAAATCTGAGTCTGAAACAAGATTAAGATTTGAAGATTCTTTAGAAATGGCAATGGTTGAAGCTGAAAACATGAACACTGCTGCTTATACTGCTACTACTAATTTTGCTTTTGGAGCGGAAAATGGTAATGGTACTTTAGGAACAACTGTTACAGTTGATGGTTCTGAAGGTTTATTCGCTGCTATCGAAGCAAGAGGTAATGTATATTCTGGTTTTGCTGGAGCTGCTGCTCCTGGTTCAGGTGCTTTAGGTGATTTTGATGAAATCCTTAAAAACTTAGACAAGCAAGGTGCTATTGAAGAAAACATGCTTTTCTTATCTAGATCTACTGCTCTTGATTTTGACGATATGATTGCTGCTGTTAACGGTGGATTTGCTTCTACTCAAGCTGCTTCTTATGGTTTATTTGAGAATGATGGTGACATGGCATTAAACTTTGGATTTTCTGGATTCAGAAGAGGTTCTTATGACTTCTATAAAACTGACTGGAAATATTTAAATGATGCTTCATTAAGAGGATTATCTAAAGAGATCGACGGTGTAATGATTCCTGCTGGAACTACTACAGTATACGATCAAATGTTAGGATCTAACATCAGACGCCCTTTCTTACATGTAAGATATAGAGCTTCTGAAACTGAAGACAGAAGAATGAAGTCTTGGGTCACTGGATCTGTAGGTGGTGCTTACACTGACACTTTAGATGCTATGACTGTAAGTTTCTTATCTGAAAGATGTTTAGTAACTCAAGCTGCAAACAATTTTGTATTGTTTAAAGGAGCTTAAATAGTATATAATGAGAGTGGCTTTTGTCACTCTCTTTATTAATCTTTTAAATAATAAAAATTATGGCAAAATTAATAGACATTGACTGGAATGCTGGAGGTAGTTTAGTTATCAACGTTGAAGATGTTTATAGAGTAGATGCTAAAGATGCTGATGAAATGTTTTTATATTACAACATTGCAGCTGGTAGTGGACCAGAAATTTGGGTCGCTACGTTAAAGTTTTCTGCTTCTATAACTGATGATGACGTTACTGAATTACAAAAAGCAATATTAAGTATACAACAGTCGCCTCAAGCGATGGTAAAATTTAAACTTCCAAGTGAAGGTAAACTAGATGGATTGACTCCTTTCGCTGTGGCGGCTGCGACTACTCCATCTTAATTTTTAAGTTATGCAAAATATAATTAGAATACCTTTAGGCGGAGTAATAAACGCTAATGGACCAGCTGCTACGATTGGTAACTGGGATATGTCAGCTTTGACAGCTGTTAACAATTCTCAGGGCTCAGGAGCTTTAGCTTCTACTACTACTGGTAGTGGCTCGGGTGCAACGTTTACGTTCGCAACTAGTGGTGCTGGTGTTGTTTCAGTAACAGTGAGCGCTTCAGGTAGTGGTTACCAAGATGGTGACACTATATCTGTAGTGATTGCTGCTAACAACGCTATAAACAATGGATCTGAAGCTACAGTAACTTTACTAATTGAATCAGACTACCTTGATGGTGGTGGTAATGAAGGTTACATATCTTGTCCAGCTGACGGGATTTTAGCTTTTGTTATTCCTGACACTGCAAGTGCTTATGACACTTGGGTTATAAAGCAACTACAAGATGAGCATGCAAGAAACTGGACTATAAAAATAACTGGTGGAACTGCTGCAAACTATGTAGACATTACAAAACGTATAAATAACGTTTTAGTTGAAGCTTTACAAAAACCAAATTCACACCCTTTACTAGTTCTCCCTGCAGGAGTAACTGTATCAAACCTATATTTAGGTTAAAACAATAACTAGATCCCGCTTCGGCGGGGTCTTTTTTAATTATTATATTATATTATATTATGGAAAAAACAAAAAAAGCTCCTGCTCCCAAGCAAGAGATTAAAAAAGATACTTGGGAATATAAAGATAGAAACTATTATCTGCTTAGAAACAAAATGCCTTTAACACACACTTTACCATCTAGACATTCTCAAAAATATCCTTTAGTATGGTTTGATGCTGAACAAGGATTTGAAAGAGAACTTAGATATGCTACTAATCACAAAAGCATATTTGTAGATGAACAAAAAGGTGCTGTAACTCTAAAGCATATTGTTTTTGAAAAAGGACACTTAATGGTTCCAAAAGAAAAAAGAAATTTACAAGAATTTTTACTTCATCACCCTCATAGAGGTATGGTATTTGAAGAACATGATAGCGTAAAAGTTGCTGAAAACCATCATGATTATTTAGAAATGGAATTAGCAGCTATGAATATGGCTTATGAAACAGGCATAGATCAAGCTGAAGCTATATTAAGAGTTGAGCAAGGATCTAGTGTTAGAGACTTAACTTCTAAAGAAATAAAAAGAGATTTATTGTTGTTTGCTAAAAATAACCCATCTTTATTTATGGATTTAGTGCAAGATGAAAATGTCGTATTAAGAAATTTCGCTATTGTTGCTACAGAAAGAAACATATTAGCTTTAGCTGATGATCAAAGAACATTTACATGGGCTTCTAATGGTCGTAAGTTAATGACAGTACCATTTGATGAAAACCCATATTCAGCTATGGCTGCTTGGTTTAAAACAGATGAAGGACTTCAAGTTTATAAGTCTATAGAGAAAAAACTTAAATAACAAGTGATTATAAATAGGGTGGTTAATGCCACCCTTTTTTAAAAATATTAAAATGGCAATAAACGTAAACACGGTATATACAACAGTATTAAGCATTATCAACAAAGAACAGCGTGGTTATTTAACTCCTGATGAGTTTAATAAATTAGCTACTCAAGTTCAATTAGAAATATTTGAGAAGTTTTTTGAAGACTATAACCAGTTTTTACGCATGCCTAAGACAGATGAAGAATTTGCATCTAGAGTAGATCATGTATTAGAAGAGTTTCAAGTATTTGAAGAGACAAATCCTGCATCTGCATCAACTAACAACGTGTACACTCAACCCACAGATCTGCATAGGTTTGGATCTGTTACATACACTAAAGCTGTAGGTCAACCACCTATACAGATATTAACTTCAAGAGAGTATAGAGAGCAAGTTCTTTCTCCATTGCTACAACCAAGTATGACTTTTCCAGTAGCAAAATATCAACAAAATAAAATTACAGTATTTCCTCCGCTAAGTTCTTTTAGTACGGCTGATGTGAGTTTTAACTATATTAGAAAACCTAAAGATGTTAGATGGGGCTATACAGTTGGAAATCTAGGTCAATACATATATGATGCTACTGAATTTAATACAACTTCTTTAGCTATTGGAGATATAACTGCTCAAACAAGTTTTAACAGCGCAACCGCACCGGCTGGTACTTATAGTGCTTCTCAAGGCTCAGGTCAAGGTGATGTTGCATATTTGTCAGTAAGCGGACCTGGTGGAACAGGTGCTGCATTTACAGTAAACATAGTGGGAAGTGGAACTGTTAGTCTATCATCTACTACTACTAGCGTATCAGTAACATCTGTAGGAAGTGGTTATCAGGTTGGGGATAGATTTGTTTTCAATACAAATAGTTTTATAACTGGTCTAAGTGCTGTCGTTACAGCCACTATAACTTCAGTAAATTTTATGAATGCTACAGGACAAGGTAGTATACAATTTGAAATTAGTGAAAGTCAACAAGTAGACGCTGTGTTAGGAATTTTAAAATATGCAGGTATAATTATAAAAGACACACAAATAATTCAAGCGGCTAGTGGTTTACAAACTTTAGACGAGCAAAATTCAAAAAAATAAAATATGGGTTTAAT